GATTTCAAGATAGAACAGAAGTCAGCACGATACGCCATAGACGGAACATTCAACTTTCAACATATTGTTCCTTCACACGATTGGGATTTTTTACTTTTAAGTTTATTAGATTTTGATGGTATTCGATTCTTCATCGCATCCAAAAAAGAAGTGAAGTCAATGATAGAACGTAAAGTTATCGTGAAACAAGGTAGTCAAGGTTGGACATACAAACCAAGACGAAATAACATTGAAGCGGATTTTCACCCAGTCAACAGCGAATATCAATTAATTTCGCTTCTTTACCCTTTAAATAATCTAATTCTATAATATATATGGACTCACCACAGAAAACCTATTATGAAAGAAACAAAGAACGTATTAGAAAACAACAACGACAAAGTTATCATAATAAGAAATATAAAGATTGTTTCTTTACTATTCAATATTTTGAAAAGGGCGTGAATCCTTTTAAATTATAGGTTTATATGTATATGAATCAAGTGGAGGTCTTGCTTGAAAAAATACGTATCAACTCCGTGCGTCTTGCCGACCGACATACCAAGAACCATTTATATTATAAAGGAGTAAGTAAGTATTTTGAAATACCCACAATCATCTTATCGGTGTTCAGTGGTTCTTTTAGTGTTGGAAGCGACCCATTCATAGGTCAGGAAACCATAAGCGTCATCACGTGTTCGATTTCTATGGTCATCACCATTTTGACTTCTATAAAACTTTATATGAAAATTACAGAAAGTTCTACAGAAGAAAAAGACTTGGCGGTTCAATATAAAGTATTGGCGTTGGACGTATTCAAGCATTTGACGTTGGGGAAAAGTGAAGCGGAGTTTTTAAATAAATCTTATGCGACGTATTTGAACTTGATTGAAAATAGTAATATATTAAATCCTATATCTAAAAAAGACGAATTGCTACTTATTCATAGTAATATGATGAGTGATGGTGGTTCTATCAATAGCGACTTAACCGAAACGAGTCCACCGAATATTATTATAGAGACAAATAATATAGAATGACAGGAATGGATTGTTGTGTATGCTATGATGTATCTTCCCCCATAAAATGTTTTGCTGGTTGTAATAATTATTTATGTTTAGGGTGTATGATGAAATTAATTGATTTGAATAAGGCAGATATGTTGTCGTATACTTGCCCTTGTTGTAGAGAAGATATTGTGAAAAATAGTAATGAAGACTTTAGGGACTTTTGTAATAGAGAAATAGAAATGTTGAAATTATTTGTCTCCCTTTTAGAACGCAAGGTGTGTAACCAAAAAGAGAATCATTTAGCAGAATTATGGGTATTATATCAAGCATCCCAATTGGATATAGCAACATCATTGAGCGATACAGAAGACGACGTGGAAGAATACAACGCATCGACCGATCATTATATTGAAGTTATACAAACGGGATATTTAGGAGCGTTGAGAAATGAATGAGTTTTTAATTTAAAAATAAAATATTTAGTATATATATAATGAACTCCTTCCTGATCTATATGAAAAACCAAGGACTATCGCAAAAGACGATTGATGAGCATTCGCACGGGTTACATAAGTTCCAAAGTTTAGGAGGCGACTTGAAGTGGGACGAGGACAAACTCATCCCTTTTATTAAAGAACACTACAATAAAGGTTCTCAACAGAAAATCATCAGTTCTACTTTAAGCAAATACAGACACTATAAAGGAAAAACTACGGAGACAATCCGTGAGTTCCTACGTCGTGCAAACGATGAGGCGTCCGTATTACAAAAAGAAAAGAATGATAAACAAAAAGAAAACTTACCTTCGGTTGACTTTAAGAAAATGCTGAATGGTTATTATAGAGACAAAGATAATAAAAAGTTTGTTATTTTGTATTTGCTTATGAACTACAATACCCGCAATAAAGATTTAGTCGTTAAGGTTGTGAAAGACGAGAAAGATTTAAATAAAGATGAAAACTTTTTATGGATTAGAGACAAAGATGTGGTGTATATCCGCAATGATTACAAAACGAAAGAACGCTATGGGGGCAAACGAGATGTGATCAAGGCGAAGAAGTTTTTTAATGCGGTGCAAGATGTACAGAGTTTATTGGTGAATAATTCAAATCTTGACAGACAAGTGAAAGAAGTCACTGGCGGTATCAATCAATCGACTATGTTTAAAATTATGATTTCTAACAATAACAACTTGAAATCCATAGCGAAAGCAAGTAAAGCACGAGGGACAAATATGGAAACCATTGCGAAATCATATGATATTACTTAATTTATATTTAGAGAGAAGCGACATTAATAGTTAATGAGAATGTTTAAATTTTATTTTGCGGATCGTGAGATGAAAAAGAGAACTGGTATGAAAGAACATTATTATACGATTCAATGTTTTAGTAAATTACCAGAAGACAAATCATATGCCTTGTTTCTACAACAATCGTTTAACAAAGAGCAACCGAATGCCTACGACGACGCTTTAGAGTTTATGATGGAGCAAATGAAGACATATAAAAATTGATTTAAAAAAATAATCTTACTTATATGTATGACCCACCGAAACAATTATGAATACGTGAAAAAATGGCGAGAAGTAAACAAAGAGAAATATTTAGAAGCAAATAGAAGATATACGCTTAATCGTTATTATTACAACCAAGCAATCAAGGAATTGTATAAAATAGATAGTTCACTATTTTTATGAGAATCTTTTAGGAGATTTTCATAAAATACTTTAGGAACTTTTTGAAATACTTTTGAGAAATTAAATATATTAAAAAATTGATTTAAAAAAAAATCTTACATATATATATAATGATGAACTACACCGAACACATTGACAAAAAACGAGTGGAGCAACTTCTCAAGAAAGATGACCTGAATGATGATGTTAAAAAACAATTGAAATCTTATTTACGAAAGTTTGACTACAAGAAAGGCGGTTTTGTGGTAGAATATGAACACAAAGGAATTGGTCGTGGTAGGAAATATGCCAAAGGGTCTTTGTCTTTACAGAACTTTAAAAAAGATATTCGTGAAACAGTGGTGTATGACACACACACCGACATTGATATTGTGAATTGCCATATTGTGTTGTTGAGTCAATATTGTAAGAAAAATGGGTTTGTTTGTGAAAAAGTGGACGACTATGTGTCTAACCGCAATCATAAACTACAAAACATTATTGACACATTTAAAGTTTCACGAAAAGTAGCGAAGGAACTCATTTTGGTTATGATGTATGGTGGGTCTGTCAATCAATATTGTTGCGACAATGCTTTTGATATTACTATCTCTATGCCTTCGTGGGTCAATGATTTGGAAAAAGAAATGAATTTATTGACGGAACGCATCAGTTCAAGCGAGAGTTCCATATTCAAGGAAGTCAGTAAACTAAAAAAACAAGAATACAAAAACAAAAAATCATCGTGCTTGTCGTATGTATTACAGATTATTGAAGATGACATCATTATGAATGCCTCCACTAAATTAAAACAATTAGATTATGTGGTGGACACATTGTGCTTTGACGGATTGTTGGTCAACGCAACCAATTTGTCTACTGAATTGTTGGAAGAGTTGTCGTCGTATTGTTATGAATGCACTGGGTATAAAGTAGAGTTTTCGTTTAAACCAATGAAGAAACATATTGAATGCGTGGAAGAAGAGTTTGACCTAAGTCAATACGAATACAAGCATTTGGACGAATATGACCAACGCTATTGCGGTTCTTTGGAAGGTGAATGCGACACAGAAACGTATGAACTCCGTAAAGGGTATATGGAACACTTTTTGTGCAAAGTCCAACAACCAGAACCAATGTATGTCTTCACCAATGGAAAGCATAAAAAACCTGAACTCTTGTCGCCGACCCAATGTGCTTTATTGCTAAAACCTATTTTGAGTGGAAAGAAAAATAGTGCTGGAACGCCGATCGGTTTCTATGAACAATGGGCAAACGACTTGAACCATCGATTGTATAGAACATTTGACTTTATCCCATATAACATTGAACGCCCAATAGAAGATGAAAAGATATTTAATTTGTTTGAAGGGTTTAATCCAGACATTTACGGCGAAGCAATGGACAAAGACACCATCACCAAGAAAATTACTCCTTATTTAGATTTGGTTCAAGAACTATGTGGAGGCGACGACGAACACGCTATGTATTTCCACCGATACATTGCCCAACTATTCCAAGACCCCAATAAGAAAGTCCCTATTTGTATCATTTTCAAGGGAAAACAAGGCACGGGGAAAAATATGATTTTGGACGCTTTGGGCAATATGATGGGCAACTGCCATTACATCACTTCGTCTAAACCCAACGACTTCTTTGGCGAACACGCAGAGGGTTTTTGCAAAAAGTTATTGGTGAACTTGAATGAAGCAGAAGGCAAAGACACATTCGATTTTGAGGGACGCATTAAATCGTTTATTACAGAAGACACGATCACCATCAATCCCAAGAACGTGCGACCTTCCACCATTCGTAATGTAGCACGAACCATCATCACCACCAACAAAACGAACCCAGTCCCTATTGATGTAAAATCCAAAGACCGACGATATGTGGTATACCAAACGACGGACGTATACTTGAAGAAGTCATCTAAGTTTTGGACGGGTTTATATAATCACTTACGTAAACCAGAAGTAATGAGTGCGTTGTATCAATGGTTTATGGCGATGGACTTGACCGACTATGATTGGATTAAACGCCGACCACTGACCGATGCCTATAAAGAAATGTGTAATCTATATTCACCCATTGAAGCATTGTTCTTTGAGGAGTTCTATGACAAAGAGCAATGGCGTGAGTTGGATATTGAAGGCAACAAAGACACACATATCACTATCACGATGCCAGATTTGTTTACGATGTATGAGACCTTTTGTAAACGCAATCGCTTCTTGAAAGATGACACCAAAGCAACATCATCTCGGTCCTTCATTGCGAAGTTGATTGACTTAGAACTCCCTATGACACGACTAAAGACAAATGGTTATAACTCCATTCGTTTGACACCACAAGAAGTATATGACTACATTGACGGAAAGCGTTGGATCAATGGATACAGAGATGATGAAGAAGAGATTGAATACGTCGATAAGGGTGAAGATGCTGATGATGATTACTTCAACTAATTTAGGGGACTTAGGGGACTTAGGGGACTTTCGTGGAAAAAAAGATGACTTGCCTTGACCATTTTAATAATTGACTTGTGTTAAAAAACGCCAAGGTTCTCCAGCGTTTAGGGGGTCAAAAGTCCCCTAAGTCCCCTAAAATCCATAAGTGTAAGATTTATATTTAAAGAATTATTTTATGTAGTTAATATAATGGATTGTCATTCTATTAACCAACTTGCTAAATTTAAAAAACTTATGATGTTATATGGACACTATGAAAGAGTAGGAAATGTATGCATCTTTAGATCCAAAGGAAAGGCAACGTGTGTCAATATAGATTCTAAATACTTATAGATGTTTAGGAACTTCGCTGATGTATTGGTTCGCAACTGCTTGTTGGTCTACGTAATCGAGTTTAATCATAATTTCTAAACTATCGTCCGCCGTAAGAGTTAAAACATCACCGACGTTATTTTCTATAACAAAATTAATTTTTTTAAGATTATCATTCGTAAGTAAATGGATATCATTACCAAAAGGTAAAGCATATATTTTTGTATCTGTTCCTTGTTCCAACATCGCTACAAGTGGCATATCGTTGTCGGTCGATGCATAGTTCATAACAGGTATATCCATTTTAAGATTCACGCCATCGTGGGTTGTAGTGCTATCAAAAACCAGTTTGGCGGATACAATGGTCAAGTACTAGTAGCATTCACGAGATGATTGGGATAGGGTCGGTACATTGTTCCACGTCGCACCTTCTACGCTTTTTTCTTTATCGCTTAAAAACAAGTATTTAGACGGCATATAACATAGGACCTTATTTTTTATTTACTTGAAGTATAATTTGGTATCTTCACTATTGACTTTTAATATCCTAAAAAAAGACTTGGCGGTCTTGTATACTCGACACTTCTTGTTCACGTCGCTATATTTTATCACGTTCTTAGTGTCGTCTATCAACTCTTTAATCGTGCTATACATCCACATACAATTAAACTTCTTGCACTCTTGATCATTGAATATGAGAAGGATATAGGTCATTAGTATACGTATATATTATTTATTAAGATATTCTTGGCATTTTTTGGAGCGTTGATGCCTTTTTAAATGACATCGTGATGTGGTAGAATTACAAATAGGACACTTAATACTTTCATTGATATTTTCCTTATGTTCTTGATAATATTTTTTAAGTCTGTCTTTACAATTGTCATTACATTTTTTAATTGTTTGCTTTCGTTTTTCTGGGTTATTTTCACACCATTTTTTACATCTTTCATTATTGTCTATACGCTTTTCTTCAATAGTCATATGTGCTTTATAACTATTTACTAAAGTTTGGTGTTTGTCGATTTCTTCTTGTTCGGCAATTAATAACTCTGTCTTATTCTCCAATTTTAATGACTTTATAGGTATTACTTCAAAACCTCCATTATCCCTAATATGACAATAAATAGGGTATGTAAAATCTTTCCCTTCATTGTCGCAATTATATTTATGCGCTCTCTTTCTTTGAGAAAAATTAGTAGTTGAACCCACATAAACGACTTCTTTGCTTTCCATATGTCTAATATGGTAGATGACAGACTTGCTAAAATCTTGTGGTCTACCCATTCTATTTTATTCTATTCTATTCTTTAAATCAATTTTATTCGGTTTTTTCGGGGAAGGGCATATCGGGCAACCATACAGATGGAAAGTCCCTTAACTCTTGTCGATAACTCAACCATAGTTCTCGTCGTGGAAAATCAGGCAAAGCAGTATGGTCGCTCTCTCGTAATAGTCGGTCTCGCTGTTCCCTCATTTCGTCTAAAAGTAATTCATCGTATTTTAAATCCAATTCTTCTAAAGTAGGTTTGGGTCTTGTCTCATCATACCATTCTATACTCTCGTAGGTTTCACCACAACTCCAAGAATTATTAATATAATACTTTGTCAATATTTTTGAGAAGTCCATATAGTATATGTATAGATTTTATTTTATCCAATCATAAATCCACCAAATGAAGCAAACTCTGCAACTGAACCTATACGAACACTTCCATCAACTACTCTTATCCTTATAATATCACCAACCGCACAAGGAATAATAACGTGTCTTTTTGCTGCTACGGAGTTAAATGTGCTAGGACCTACCGCTGGGTCTGATAATACAGGGTTCATATTGGTCATTCGGCACTCATCGCGCAAATTCCCATTTTGTTGTAATGCAACATTAAAAACAGAATTATTTGATTGAAAACTATAATAAAAAAACCAATTACCAGCAACTGGAACAACGTATTCACGAGCACCAATATTATAT